TAGACAAGTCTACTGTTGGCGAGGTCCTTATAAGTCCTACACCTATAGAAGGCTGGAGCTAAAAGTATTATGACTGAATTACTAGCACTTATACTCGGCTTACAGCTCGGATATTGGGGTCGTACAATATCGTCTAAGGTGTCAGATATTCACCACGCTCTTAGAAATAGAATAGAAAACCCCGCCGGCGTTGTTAAACCCAACCCTCAAAAGATAGCCGACAGGTCAGATGATTCACCTACGGGACCGGTCAGACCTCCTGATCCTAAGCAGTACGCAATCCAGAATCAGATTAGAGAGAATGAGCTGAAAGCTAGGGTATGAACTGTGAACTTTGCAATAAACCCAGTAACAGAGGCGGAGTCATCAACGGTAAATACTACTCCTCGATCTGCAACGACTGTATATCGGGGCAGACCCGCCTCATATCTGCACAGGCCGCGGAGTTTCAACGCCTCTCCGACCGACAAGAGTTCGCCAAAGACATCATCCAACCTTATGACGGCGATAAACCCAATGGCGAGTTCATCAAGGCCTATCCAAATAAGGCCAAGGAAATGTTTAGCGAACAGCAATTACGGGAGTTCGGATGAGTGATTACTTCGACAATCAGGACGATGCGGTATTCAAGGTCTACAAAGCTCAGAACATGAAAGAGTTTGCTGACTTATTACAAACCATAACTAATGCTAATGACAATTTTCACTTGGTCTGGATACAACCCTATGACCACGCCCACCATACAGGTTACGAATTCATAATATCAACGCCAAAGGAGAAATCAGATGTTTAAGAGGAAAGGTGCGAAACCGGAAGTTAAAGCCCTGAATCCAATAGTGGAGGTAGCCCTAGCGGTTGCCATTGTATCTAACAAGGTGGATGTAGATAGGATGTCCAACGGTCAGTTGCTTAACGCAATCTTTGAAGAACTAACTAAAGTGGAGAAAACAGATGAGTAAAAAACCAGAAGGCTCAACAGCCAAGCGATTCACATTAAAAAAGACCGAGGCTATGGTCATTAATCAGATACAAGCCTCTGCGAACAACGACAAGAGCATGTTCTTAGTACATCTCGCTACTGACAGATGGGCTTACCCAGTCACCCAAAACACCCAATTCAAGTTCTTGGACAACAACGAGGTTGAGGTAAGTGAGCTAGAGCCTGAACCGAAGCAGAAGGTAGCTGACGCGGTTGAGCCAGTTGTTAGGAAGGCTAAGTAATGCAACTGTTAATGGAAATCAAGAAGACTAGTCAGCGCAAATTGGCGAGTGGCGATAACGCATATCAGCTCGTTTTAGAGTGCGAGGATTCACAAGTCATGGACCTGGGGAAGCTAAGACCGGACTCATTAGTTCTTGTTGAGATACGGGCCGAGGGTGAGGAGGAAGAGCATGACTGATTTAGAAGCCCTGCGAATGGGAGTCGGTCTAATAATGATGTTCACTGGCATCGCTATGATAATCGCCTTCTGGTCAGATAGGAACCGCAAGCTCTGATGAAAACTATCCAATGGAGTGGATTATGTTAATCCCCCACTCAGTAAAAGTAGGCTCACTGACCTATAAAGTCACCCGCGGCCCTAAAATGCACCACGATGACATAAAGGCTTGGGGTATTACAGACCACGAAAGCCAAGTAATTCAGCTTCAAGAAGGTATGAGCAAGGAACGCGAGGCCGAGACATTCTTACACGAGCTTATGCACTGCGCTATGGCTACCTGTGGAATCGGTTACGCACTGGAGCAAAACCGCAACGTGAGCGAAGAAGAACTGGTCAATGGAACGTCACGGATGCTGTACCAGATAATAACAGATAACAAGTTGGTGTTTTAGATGAGCAATCAACAAATCCTAGAACAAGCCATACAGAAAGCTATTGACGGTCGGTTCTACAGTTTTGCATATGGAGCTTTCGGTAAGCCAGAGTTCGTAGTTGGCTCAGAAGATAGATTTGGGCATACCAAAGTTTGGGTAAAAGATTGGCCTGATGAATGGGTATCAGCCGAGTATATTATCTTCTCCCACGACTTCGCTAAGGCAATTTTTGGCTCGGATATGCAGAATGGACAACCTAAATGGCGTAACGCTTTGCAGTATATGGTTGTACAGGATGACCCTATTGAGGCACTGGGAAGGTTGATTGACGATTACCTAGGAGAACACTTGGATGGCGACTCCGAGCAATCCGCCGAATAAGCTCCTCGTAAAGAGAAAGGAGTTCGAGGCGTTCCTTGGAATTATAAAGAACGGCCAAGCGTCGCATTGGGTGGACATCGCCCGCACTCTTGGAGTATCCAAGGACACCATAACCGACTGGAAGAAGCTACCGGAAGCCCAACAAGCTATATCGGATGGTATCACCCACGCTGTAGAGCAGATGCAGACAGTGGGCAAGCGTGACTGGCGCATGTGGGAGTCCAAACACAAGATGCTCACCCAAAAAGAGGAAGAAGCTCAGCCAACAGGCACCACCTACAACACCTTCATCCAGCAGAACAATCTGAACCCCAACGCACCAGGAGCTAAAGAGATTGTTGATGCCACGCTAGTAACACTTATGAGCAAGACAAAGAGGTTGGGCCATGAGAATAACCTTTGAAGCTCGGTTAGACACCGACAAAGATTCGAGAACTCTTAGTAAGCTAATGAGCTATTGCGTGGATAGGGGAATTACCCTGATGTACTCAGATAGCGGGACGGGTAAGCTGAGGTTTGCATTAGAGGGCAAAGTATCAGTGCTCAAAGATATAATCGAGCACTTTAAGAAAGTACAGAGTCATGAAGAAGCGACTTGATTTCAAATTGCCATTCGACCCAGCGTGGGTAGCCAGGGCCAGAGAATCTGAGCTTAGGATTATGGCCCGGCATGGCCTAGAGCCGGTAGTGCATGATATTGACACCGAAATAATCAGAAGGGTTAGAAAGACCAAGGCCCAAGGCGATAGCTGGGCGGGGTGGAATGGTAAGAAACAGTAGTTGTCTGAGTTGAGGGGTAGAAATGTCTCGGCCCGGAGTTTTTAGACTCCACACTGGCGTTATAAAGCTCTGCAGAGCAAGTCGATAGCGGAGCAATCACCCCTCACCCCAGCTAACTAGCTGGAACCTTAACAATCTGCCGCCAAGTTTAGTTTAGAAAGGTTTAGATATGAACAAGAAAAGGAAAATAGTGTTTAGTGACAAGAGCCAAGGTTTAGAGGGTGACTGGCCGGTTGCCATAGTTGCGGAGCAGGATGTTAAATCTGGGGGATTGTACAGCACAATAGTTGACCCAGTTTTTAACGGAGCGATACAAAACAATCTTTTATTTACACACGATAAAAGATAATCACTTGGCGGTGGTTTGTTGGGGTAACTCAACGCACATTACAATCCGGTCAAAGGAGTCCACATGGACTGTCCCAACTGTCCATCTCATCCGCCCATGAAGCGTGTGGCGGGGAACATCTGGGTCTGCACCTGGTGTGATCTACTCATCGTCAACTCTAAGGAGGTGAGCGGTGACTCGCTCCCGCCGAGTGCGATACCTCGGCAAGCGCAAGTGTGAGCTGTGCCAAAGAGCTGGGACTGAAAAGAACCCGCTCCAAGCACACCATACTGATGGCAACCCAGCCAACAACATCAAGGAGAACTTCTTGGTGGTACACATGCGGGTCTGCCATCCGTTCGCGGACTTCATTACTCAGCTATACCTGCTCAACGGCAAGAAGGCCAACCGGCGTATCGTCCTGGCGGCCTGGACTACCCTCACCTGGAAAGAACCAGGAATCGAGGACATCCTGACGAGAGGGAGCTGACGTGTTCATCCTACGGGATGCCCTACTGTTCGCACGGCTGGTGTTCTACTGGCTGTGCAGGAAGGTGGGAACATGAAGTACCTGCTAGTCATCGTAGCGACTATCGCTGTACTGGGATGGTCGCAGGGCGTAACCGCCCAGCAAGCCCCCGAACCAGACCCCTTGCAGACCGCTTGCAAGTACCTCTGGGACTTCGGGGAAGTCGCCGGACTGGAAATCAACAACTGCCGCCGGACAGCACCCGACGAGTTCTCCTGGCGGGGAACCACCGTCCACGTCCGTCTGTCTACCAGCCAAGGCCCCGTGAACCTCACGGTTCGCACCATTCGTTCACCTTGGCAGGTGGTCAACTGGGCGCAGGAATAGGAAGACCGGAACGGGGGCTAGTGAATCATATTCTCATTAGCCCCCAACTTAAATAGATGAATACCACTCACGACGACCCAATAATACATGGCTGGCAATGTCCAGTCTGTAAAAGGATATTTCAGAAACACGGTGAGTGTTATGTATGTAAAAAGTTCTTAAAGCCGATGGTGATACAGATTGATGAAGGATAAGCTACTCCAAATTCTCAAAGACCCCAACGACAAGGTGATTGCTATTGATATGGACGGCGTTCTCTGTGAGGGCGAGTTCTGGGGTGAAGGAGAGCCGATACCCAAGCAGGACATCATAGATAAAGTTTGGGGTTGGTATAAGAAGGGCGCTCACATCATCATCTACACCGCCAGACAGCCGATTTACTACCCTGAAACCCACGCATGGTTGATCAAGCACAAAGTACCTTTTCACGGGATATGTATGCTCATGAAGCCTGGGGCTGACATCTACATAGACGACAAAGCTTTAAACCTTGAGGACATAGCTCCGAGGTTGGTGTGAATAAGAAAACCCTACGAAGGATTATTGGTGTGCGACTGATGTTACTCGTTTGGCCTTACGGTAGACATAAGTATTACTCGTACCGATTGTATAGGTTGGCAACTTGGGTTGCAGATGGTGGTTACTGATGGACAAAGAACAAGTAAGAGCACAGGCCCACATACTCAACCCTGCGGTATGGGTATTAGATAACGAGCTGATCAATGAAAACCAGCAGCCGTTTGAGTTCGACGACCACCGCTTCATGCTACAACCCTACGCTGACTCTAGCCCTGACCAAGTAATTATGAAATCAGCACAGGTCGGGTGGTCAGTAGCGGCGATACTTAAGAGCGTCCATGCCGCCGCATTATTAAAGCTGAATGTTATATACATACTGCCCACCAGAAACGCCTCTGGTGAGTTCGTAGTACCTAAGGTTAATCCGATGTTACAGCGCAACCCATCATTAGCCGCTCTGGTCAAAAGTACCGATAACAAGTCACTGAAACAGGTAGGCGACAGGTTTATTTACTTCAAGGGTGCGTTCCACAGGGGTGAGGCCGTTTCTACTACTGCTGACCTCGTGATAGCTGACGAGTTTGACATATCCGACCAAGCAGTATTAACGACCTATGAATCACGCTTACAAGCTTCAAAATACGCCTGGTTCTGGCGGTTTTCTAACCCAACAATCCCAGGCTTCGGGGTGCATGAGCTGTTCCAAGAGTCTGACCAGATGACTTGGTTCGTGACCTGTCCCCATTGCGGGTATGAGTGGTACATGGAGTTCGAGCGAGGCGAGAGAAGCCACCATGTAGATGTTGAGAAAGGGATATACGCTTGCGGTAAGTGCCTGAAAGAACTGCCCGATGACGATCGACAATCAGGCAGGTGGATCGCCAGATACCCGAATCGAACTAGACGCGGTTATCACATCTCCCAGTTGATTGTGCCTTGGGTGCCAGCTAAGAAGATTGTCCAACAATCGACCAAATCTCCTGATTTCTTTAATAACTTCGTACTAGGGCTTCCGTATCAAGCTAGTGAACTCCTAGTAAACCGTGACTCGATACTAGGCTGTCTATCCAGAGATGTAGGCAAAAGACAGGACTTCGTACTGGGAGTCGATAACGGACTTATCAAGCACTGGGTGCTGGGTAACAGGGAAGGAATCTTAGCTTACGGCAAAACTGAGCACTGGGAAGACATCGAGCGCATGATTAAGACCTATAATGCTACAACTGTAATAGACGCACTGCCTGATTTCACGATTCCTCAACAGTTAGTCCAGAAGTACCGAGGGAAAGTACACGTCCACTACTACGTCCACAATGCCAAGGATATAGATGTTTCGAGAACGGGTGACGGCATGAAGCAGGGTGTTATCCAGTCGGACAGGACTAAGATATTCGACCAAGTGGCCGCTGAGTTTAACTCTAGGAACTTCGCCATCTATGTTGGCGAACACGCTATGAATGATTACATCTACCACTGGGAGAATATGTACCGAATTGTCGAGGAAGATACTCGTGGAATCGAACGGGGTAAATGGGAAACCAAAGAGAACCGGCCCGACCACTGGGCTCACGCCACAGTTTATTACCGTGTTGGGGTAGGTAAGGCTCTAGGCCCGGACGACTCAGGTGCGGTCAGAGGGCCACAGCCCACCAAGAAGGAGGCGATAACGGTTGACCCTGTGACCAATACCGTGCCGGCGATAGATGTTCTGGAAATGGCAAGGAAAACTAATCGAAAGGTCAAGATATGAGATTTGATGAACCCCTAAGACATGATGACGACCCGCCTATTTCAGTATTCCTGTCCAGCGACAAGCATTCGGATGGGTTGTACCACATCGTCCACTGTTTCTACTGCGGTAAACCTTATAGCACGACAGTCAACACGATTACACGGGTTCTAGTAGACCAACCGGCTAATGTTGCTGTAGCCACAGTCCATACGGGCATTGGAAACACCTGTAAAAGGTGCAAAGCCACATACCGATTCGTCATGCTATAATTGAGCTAGGCTCGCTGGCCCATCGAAACTTAACAGGGGTAAATTGCTTATTCGCCCCTGATTTGCTATAATACATACCAACAAGCCCACACTGGCTATCAGTGGGGCTTTTTTTATTTATGGAAGAAACTACACCCTCAGACGAACAGGCGGCGATTGATATAGGTATCAAGGACGTTGACCTACTGCGCGAAATGCGTACGTCGGTTGAAGCGTCCGAAAAGTTCTGGAACGAAAACCCTAAATTCAAGCTCAAGGAAACGATAGAGAACAACATGAACCTCTACCTGCCGAACCACTGGAAGGGCAAGGAGGTCTACGAGCACGAGAAAGAGAATCTTTACCAAGACCCCCGCATATTCATATCAGTCGAAACGATTATGGGCATGGTGGCTAGTAAACCGGCCTATCCCGAGGTCGCGCCCGATGAAGATACTGTAATAGCCCGTAAGTTAGCTGGTGATGTCCAAGAGGCGTGTTTCGCCCACGCCAAGAAATACCGCGTTGACGACCTTCAGGGCGTGGCCGGTAGGAACATGATAATCAAGAGAATCGGCTGGATTAAACTTCGTTATGACAGCACGATTGATGATATAAAACCCGAGGTATGCGACCCGCTTGATATAACTGTAGACAAAGACGCGCGGTTCATGGGCAATCCGCGGTTTATAGCCCATAGGATTAGAAACAAGCCAGCCGAAGAATTGATAGCCATGTTTCCCGGCGGTGAGCAAGCGATACTAAAAGCATGGGGCTGTGAGAGACAAAAGAAGAACGGCGATCTGGTGGCTTACAAATCCCAGTTAAGCAAGCGCAAAGATGTCTGGGAGATATGGTTTACCTATTATAAGGACGGCCCGAAGGAAGGGCTGATGGTCTGTGATTACGACTTCCAAAACATGTTCTTCAAAGGTCCGAACCCCAACTGGAATTATGAGGAGGAAGAAGATTCGCTGACTAACTTCCTAGACACCCCGCCTAAACCCTTCATAGAGTTCGTGTACTTGTCAGACGGGATTACATTCATTCCTCCGACCAGCGCGGTAGAACAAGCCGCCGGCTTGCAGAAGAACCTTGACAAACGGGGCAAGCAGATAATCGAGAACGCCGACCAGTCGGCCGGTGGGATAGTATTCAGTACCGACGCGATGACCAAAGAGGAGGCCGAGAAGTTGATCGGTGCGCCTGATGAGCGAGTAGGAGTTAAGGGCAAGGTAACAGATGCTATGATGCGCCTAGCTCCTAATCTACTCCCGACCTATGTAATAGAGGACAAGGTTGACGCTCGTAATGAGATAGACGCTATCTTCGGGACTCATAAGCCGACAAGGGGCGAATCAACTAACCGTACAGCGACGCAGGATGTCTTACAGCAACAGCAGGACCTTACTCGCCAAGATGAGATTTCAAGAGCCTTGCAAAGGGCGATGTCTAAGTATTATCAGATTCTTGTGCAGATGATGAAGGTCTATTACCGGGAAGACCACTGGTTCAAAGTCAACGGCGAGGACGGACAGTTCGACTTTATTGTGATGCGTTCAGACCTTATCCGTGACGGTATTGATGTGTCAGTCCAAACTGGTTCGATGGCACCGCCGGACAAGATTAGTGAGAGAAGCGCGGTCATGCAGTTACTACAAGCTGATATGGTTGACCCAATGACAGTATATGAAACACTAGGCATCCCGAACCCCAAGAAGACCCTCGAGCGAACAATTAAGTGGAAACTCGACCCCATGTCCTTCAGCACCGAAGTCCAAGACGAGACGTTTGAGCGACAGGCCTTCATGGATATACAGATGCTTAACAGGGGTGAATTCCCCAAGCTGAGAGGTGAAATTACTCCACGCCACCTAGAGTTCCATCGACAGTACATGAGCGGCGGTGAGTATGACGAGCTGGAAGACAATATCAAGAACCTGCACCTAGAACACGTCAAGATGGAAATGCAACAGGCTAATAAACTCTTACAAACCGCCATGTCCCAGGCCCCGACTCAACCCGAGCTAGATGCCGCGGCTAAGCAGGAAACTCAGCAAGCCCAATCAGCCGTAAGTATGGGCGTGGCTCAACCGGCAGAGCAACCGCCGGGCGCAGCACCAGCCCCGCAGGGTTCATCCGAACAGCAGTCCAACAGCGGACAGCTTCCAATAGCTTAAGAAGTATGGTATAATGTGTAAACATAAGGAGTAGGCATGGCAGATAAAGTAGATGCCCCAGCGGAAGCTGTAGGCGCAGACGAGCCACAAGTTACTGGCCCAACATCAACAAACCTAGAAAATGAAATTGAAAGTGCGTTAGAGGAGGCACCAAGTGAAGAAGTCAATGATAGTCCCGCATCCGATGTGGGAGAAGGTTCCGGTGAAGAAGGGAACGATGGTTCCGGGGACATTGCTGGAAATCAAGGAGATAGTGATGATGAAGGACGAAGCGTGGGAGATGATGACGCAGCTCCTATACCCCCTCCCAGTCCAGCGCCAGAATACAACCAACCAGCCCCCGAACTAGACACCGACATATCAATACCGGCAGACCACAAGATTGTCTTGCAGGGATTTGACAAAGACGGTAATCCTAAAGAGTTCTACCTGACATCAACGGCTGATTTAGCCAAACTACCCAAGAGTGGATTTGAACCGGCTAATTATCCGCATTTGATGGCTGTGTCGGCGGAACTCGCCAGACGAGCCGTGCGTGAGGAAGACGCTGATGCCGCCAGAACTAGTCTGGAACAAGAAACCCAAGCCCGTGAACAAGCCGCGAGAGAAGCAGAAGATTTACGCAATACATGGACGGGTGAGGCGGAAGAACTGGCTAAGAATGGTCAACTACCATCAGTTCCCAAGACCGCCAAAGAACAGAACGACCCCGAACATCCCTATAATAAAAGGGTCAACGAGGTCAAAGAGTTCATGCGTGAGGAGCTGAAAGCCAAACGTCCGTTACAGAGCTTTGTACATGCACTAGGATTACTAGAAGCAAAAGAACTAAAAGCTGAAAAAGCTACCAAGCAGAAAGAGATTGACGAGCGTAAAAAACGCTCAGGATCGCTGGTGATGGGTTCCGGTTCTGGCAATTCTACTCCATCTACCGGACTACGACCCGGCATGAGTGTTGATGCCGTCATTGACGAAGCACTAGCGACTTAAAAAACACGGTTGTAAAAATGCGTTAAGTGTGCTATAGTTCTAGATAAGAAGCCCCTTTGGCTCAGGCCAAGGGGGCTATTTTTTATACCCCGAAACCTCAACAAAGACGGCTTCCTCTATTAATCAACAAGGGGAATAAGTATGGTATTCGGAACCAGAGTTACGTCCATCACCCAGGACAAGATTGTTCCTGTAGTCATCGATGCCGTTCTGAACAGCAATGTTCTGATGGCTCGTATCTTCATGCGGGACAACAAGCGCTGGAGTGGTGAGACGCTACGCATACCTCTACAGGTAAGCAAACCGACTACTGGTGGTGCTTTCGACGGTGTAGATACCTTCGACACATCATTGGCTGACACCCGCCAGCGGCAATCATTCGAGCCCAAGGCGTACTATCAGAGCGTAGTCGTATCTGGCATGGAAGCATCGGCGAACTCCGGTTCAGATGCCGAAGTGCTCAATCTAGTAAAAGTAACGATGGAAGAAGCCAAGAACGCCATGTGCGATTCTGTAGGCACACTTCTATATAGCACAGGTTCTGGCAAGAACTTCCAAGGTCTAGGCGCAATCGTTGATGATGGTACTAACACCTCAACCTACGGTTCACTCTCACGAACAACCTACAGCTTGCTAAACTCAACAGTTACCGCATCAGGCGGGACGTTGACACTGGCAAACCTAGCAACTCCATTCCGAGGTGCTTCGGCCGCCAGCTCTGCTCGGAACCGACCAACCGTTTTGGTAACAACCGAAACTGTCTGGGACTTGTACGAGTCACTACTGACACCAACCGTTCGAGCCAACTACGACGCATCAGGCCGCCCACAGGTTACTGCCTTCAGTAAGCCGGGCCGCATGATCCAAGGCGAGGAAGCTCTCAAGGGCGCACAGGGATTTGACGCACTATCATGGCGCGGCATTCCGGTAGTAGCCGATGAGAAGGCCGACTCCGGTGTAGTCTTCCAATTAAATGAGAACTTCCTGCACTGGTACTCGCTCAAGGGTGTGGACCTACAGACTAAGGAAGTCATTAAGGGCGGGGTTGACTCAGTTTACTCCGAAGCTCCTAAGGACTACCCGATACAGTGGAAAGACCTACAGATGCCTACCAACCAGTACGCAGAGGTTGGACAGTTCATCATGCTTGGCAACCTGATCTCTGAGCATACTCGACGACACGCAAAACTAACCGGCGTAACGAGCGCTTAAGGAGAATAATATGGGATTACAAGCACAAGCAGAAATCTTCGGCCAAGATTTTAGAGACACTTCATCGGTTAAGCAAAACCGAATTGGGCAGAAGGGCGAAACACTAGATGGCCGCGCCTATCGCTACTCATTAGTCGGAGGCGTAACTCTCGACCCAGGTAAAATCTGTGTCGCTGAAACAGTTGACACCGACGCAACCAACAGGACAGTGGCTCGAACATACGTAGCCGGTGTAACTGAGGTCATCGTAGATGCCGCAGGTGCAGTAGCAGCTAACCGCTACACGGATGGTTACTTAAGCATCACCGACGCGACGGGAGAGGGCGGAGCAAGCTATCTCGTAGAAAGCAACACTGTAACTTCTGGTGCAGCCGAAATGACCGTTGTGCTGGCAGAGCCGACTGAGGTAGCTCTAACCATAGACGTATCTGAGGCTAGCTTAACCGCGAACCCTTGGAGTGGAGTCCTCGTATCCATTGCAGATCAGCTAGACATGGCTGTGGGTATCCCGAACGTCAGCATCACTAACGCAGAGTACGGCTGGTTACAGACTAGAGGCGTTGTCGCTGCACTAGCAGACGAATCATACGCAATAGGTCAAGAGCTGGTAATCGGCTCAAGCGTTGTCGGCGCTCTCGAAGCCCACGACGCGGCCGGCGAACAGACAGTCGGTGTAGCAATAGTCGCAGGCGTAGATACTGAATACCGCGAAGTTTACCTAAACATAGACTGATAAGCGGACGTAAGAAATTAACTAACTCGCCGTTGACCGGGCTAGACCCGAGACGGAGAAATTAAAAGGAGAACACAATGGGAAAAGCAAGAGATCACATACCAACACTAAGATACGGAAATAAGATATACCCGGAAGACATCGCCAGTATTCTAGGCTTGCCTTCAGTGGGAAATATCTACTACGTTGACCCCGGAACGGGAAGTGATAGCGCCGGCGGAAAGAGTCGTGATGACGCTTTCGCCACAGTCGCTGCTGCCTTTGCGGCACTAACAGCCGATCAAGACGATGTGGTTGTAATAGTCGGTTCTTCCTCTACGGGTAGAACTTCGGAAACTGTAGCTATCAATTGGAGCAAGAGACGAACCCACCTAGTAGGGAACGGCCCCGCAAGGAAAGTAAACCCTCGTAATGGGATGGGCTTTGCAGCCGCCCTGTCACCATGTCTTACGATTTCGGCTACTAACTGTTCATTTACCAACATCTCTATCGCCAGCTTTACCGACAACGATGTTTTAGTAGAAGTTACCGCTGGTAATAACACTTTCAACAACGTCCACTTCCAAGGCATCGGCCACGCCACTCCCGCTGGGGAAACCGGCGCACGATGCTTACTGATAACGGGTGCGGGTGAAAACGAGTTCTACAACTGTGTGTTCGGCATTGACACTGTTACCCGATCGGCTGCTAATGCCACTGTTGAAGTAACAGGCAGTTCGGCTAGAAACCGATTTGTTGGCTGTGACTTTGTGGTATTCACTTCCGATGCTGGAGTAGTCCACGTCAAGGCTGATACTGGAAATGCCTTTGAACGATTCCTACTGTTTGACAACTGCCTATTCCTTAACGCTGACTTGGATAGCTCGACTACCCTGACTGTGAACATGGACTTGTCCGCGACAGGAAATGGTACGGTCTTCCTGAAGGACTCATGGTCAAAGGGTGCTACTGACTGGACAAATACCTTCAGTCACCTATTCGTCACAATGCCTCTGGCCGACACCGATGAGGGCGGACTGACTAAAATAGGTACTTAAACATGCCACTCGTAGCCGGCCAACAGATAGATGCGAACTATCGCACCGTTAATGGCAACCAAGCCTTTCTATTCAAAGCACCCTGGACGTTCGTTACTTTAACCACGGGCGCAACGGGTGCTCATACGGTTTTTACTGTAACTGGTGACTGGCTAGTATCAGCGTTTGGGATATGCAACACTAACCTCGCAGGAGCAGGGACTATAGAACTAGGTGTAGCTGGCAACACTGCCGGCCTGATAGCTCAAATTGCCGATGCCGAGAACCTTGATGACGGCGATAATTGGGTAGACGCTACTCCCGAAGTCGGGGTATCAGCCGTTCCCGGCTCGTTTATCCTGAATGATGGTGCGGATATTATCCTAACTATAGGAACTACCGCCATTACCGCCGGCCAAGTTGATTTTTACCTTACAGGTCGCCCATTAGAAAATGACAGTGCGATTACTGTAACGACCCCAGCTTAGTTCACGCTTTAATTCTTACGCTTTTTCTGTTATAATAGGTAAACATAAGGAGTACCGTATGCAAGACGACGGTTATAGGTCGAGTGGAATCGCACATGGAATGACCCTAACCCCAGAGTATCGTGCTTGGATTGGTATGCGGCGGCGTTGCTACAACCAGGAACGTAAAGAGTACCCATTATATGGCGGGCGTGGTATCAAAGTATGCCAACGCTGGCAACGCAATTTCCTGGCCTTCTATGAAGATATGGGGCCTCGGCAAACTGGCTTAACACTTGAGCGGATAGATAACGACGGTGATTACTCGCCAGAGAACTGTCGCTGGGCTACACCGAAAGAACAAGCCCAAAACCGCAGAGCGGGTTGGGGTAAGTATGGACGTGGCATTTACTTCTATATCAAGCATGGCAACCCCCGTTTTCGGACAGAACTAACGAAAGATGGCAAGCGCTATGTAGGGAGCTACGTTAAAACTTTAGATGAGGCATTAATGCAACTTAATCAATTAAAGGAGAAAATATATGGAACCAACTGATGATGGATTCAGCTCCCGTTGGAGAACATTTCATCCGCTAGATACTGTTCGGGTTCAGAACCCGTTTGACGAAACCTTCACATGGAGGGTCGCAGACGAAAACAACAGACAAAACGAATATTCAATAAAACCCCATGACACAGCCACGCTACCCGGAGGATTGATCGCAACTCTCGGAGTAAAAGGTATGGTTGATAAGTTGATCATGGATGACAACAAGCCGCACTCAATGTGGGATAAAAAAGTACGCACAGAATACGAAGAAAGAGTCATCTTGAGCGTCAAGCAGACCGGCAAGGTCAGCGAACCCCAGGAACCGCAGGAGGTACGCTCTGTGGACCTCTCAGACGGCAATACTAAGGCCGAAAAAGTAAAAAAAACAGAGGAAAAAGAGCCGGAGTTTCCGGAACTCACTAAAGCCACCAAGAACCTACCCAAAGAAGCCGAAATAGAGGTCTGAAATGTCAGACCCTTTCACCTCGCTCTCTCAACGGGTAAAGGACTTAGAGGAAACGGAGAAGCGCAAGGAGGCGAGTATCGCCCGATTGGTTGAATTGGAGAAACAACAGGCCGATGAGGTCAGACGGCTAAATAAACTATCCGTAGAAGCCTCAGACACCCTAGAAGAACAAGTTGCTAAGGTCCGACAGGCCAAAAAAGCGTTTGCCGACTGGCACGATGAGAAAATGGCCGAACTCGACGCGAAAACAGCCAAGTTAGCACAAGACCAAGTGACTTTCGACAACCAAAAACAGGAGTTTGAAGCCGAGCAGACCGCCATGCTATCCAATTTCAAGAAAGGTACTGACAAAATTACCGAGGGTAAGTCATTAGTTGATATAGACCGCGCGGAACTGACCAAACAGGCCGAAAAACAGCGGCTAAGAGAGCAGAAACTGGATAAACAGGCCGAAAAACTGGACTCTGAAAGGGTCAGTATCAAAGAATTGAAGGCCGGATTATCTCATAGCCAGGAATTGATGGATGAGATGGTACAGAAAGCCAAAGACAGAGAACAAGAGAGTATCAAGAAACTAGCTCAAGCCCACGACAAGGAGGCCATCGCTGATAAAAATCTTAAGGAATCGAGAACCAAGCTCAAAGATGTCCGGGCTAGGGAAACGGCTATAGAGAAGCGCCGGGTAGAACTGGATAACTGGGAAGGTGAGCTGAACAAGAAGGCCGTCATGTTAGCCGATAGGGATAGGACTGGCCGAGCGAACCAGAAACTACTTACAAAAACCTCAGAATAATGCTATAATCTAGGCAACGAAGCCCCCTTTGGCTCACATGGGGGGCTTTTTTATTTTGGAGAAGAAATGGCCGAAGCACGGCGCGATCAAAACTTTGTAACCGGCTTACTAGCCCACAGCAACGCTGACCAAACAACGGTACTGCGACTATTAGCGGATAGTTCGACACAGCGTTTATTAGTTGATGCCACTGGTTCACTGACTGTTGATTCAGAGTTTCCAGCCGCCGCGGCACTTGCTGATAACACAGCCAATCCGACCACTACTCTTGTCGGTGCGATGGGGCATCTGTGGGATGGTTCTACTTGGGATAGAGCGCCCGGCAACTCAACTGATGGTTCACTCGTAAACCTCGGTTCTAATAATGATGTGACTCTAAATGCTGGTTCCGCATCCATCGGTGTTCTAGGAGCAAACTCTGGCGTGGATATCGGTGATGTGACCATAAACAACGCCTCTGGTGCTAGTGCGGTGAATATCCAAGACGGTGGAAATGCAATTACAGTAGACGGAACTGTCACCGCTAACGCTGGTACTAACCTCAATACTTCGGCACTCGCCCTCGATGCAACACTGACCGGAGGGACGCAGAAATCGCAGTTAGTAGATGCTGGCGGAGAGGCCGCAACAGTAACGGGTGGAAAACTGGATGTCAACGCTACGGTTGTCGGCGGTTCGGGTAGCTCAGCTGTAGATGATGCGGCCTTTGTCATAGCCACTGATACCGGTACGCCGGCAATGGGATTATTTGACGATACTAGCACTGATTCAGTCGATGAAAATGATGTCGGTGTCCTACGGATGTCTGGTAATAGAAATCTCTATATCCAGATTAGGGATGCTGCTGGCAATGAGAGAGGGCTGAATGTTGATGCAGCCGGTAGTATTGGAGTTACCAACACTGGACTCACTGAACTGGCTGCCGCTATTGATACCGAAGTACAGGTTGATGTTGTTGGATCACTCCCGGCGGGTAGTGCAAAAGTAGGTGCAGTTGAGATACATGGTGCTGGAGTGTCTACCGCCGCAGAACTTATAACCGATGGAGCAGATAACATATCTAATGCTACTAATCAGCTTATTGTAGGTTCTTGGCTATACGGTTTTGATGGCACTACTTGGGACCGGATAAGAGGAGATTCTACAGATGGCTTACTAGTTAATCTTGGCTCCAACAACGACACAACTATTACAGGCGATGCTCTTACGGCACTTCAAACAATAGACTCTAATACCGACTCGCTAGCGGTTGTAGGTGGCGGGACTGAAGCTACAGCCCTGCGAGTCACCATAGCAAATAACTCCACGGGTGTTCTGTCTGTTGACGACAATGGCAGTGCTTTGACTGTAGATAATGGAGGTACATTCGCCGTTCAAGTAGATGGAGATGCTTTAACTGCCCTGCAGTTAATAGACAACCCCGTTCAAGTAGATGATGGGACTGGGTTTACTCCAGCTACTTCATCAGTATCAATGATTGGGGCTTTTGCTGACGATACTTCGCCGGATTCTGTGGACGAGGGAGATGTCGGTGCGGTAAGAATGAGTTTAGACCGGGCTCTGCATGTAGTAGATATGCCCAAAGCTACAGTGGCCTATGCGCCGTCCTCGGACATTTCAGCAGCTTATGAAGCATCCAGCGTCAGTAAGGCATCTGCTGGTATCCTGTGGGGCTTTTCAGGCTATAACTCCAGAACTTCAGCCCAATTCATCCAAATCCACAATGCTTCGTCTTTGCCGGCGGATACTGCAGTACCAGAACTGATTCTCTATGTGCCTGCCCAGTCTAACTTCTCATGGGATGGGGGCAGGTTTGGCTACTTTGCCGATACAGGGATTGTTTGGACAAACAGCAGTACCGGCCCCACGAAAACAATAGGAAGTGCTGACTGTTTTGTCACACTCATGTATTCATAGGAGTCATCATGCCAATAGTTTCATCTGGGGGATTTGGAATATCGGAATCAGCACAGCGACTAACTGTCTATCAAGATGAAATTGGTAGCCAGTTTGTCAATCAGAGTCTCTTTGATTTTATCAATGGCACAGACATGAAGTGGATAGGCTAAGATGGCTGAGACTTTACCGCAAAGAGTACCATCACCTGACACCATACCTGCCAGCTCTAGCCTTCTATACATCGTTGACAACCCCTATACAACTCCAGTTGATAATGCCACTACCATTGCTGATGCCGTCACTAAAGGTAGTGGGTTATCTGACAGCACAGTGCTGGGCATTGCCTCAGGAGTTATGACCTCTGGCGTAGATGTGGCTGTCATTGATGGCGGAACTGGTGCATCAACAGCTTCTGGGGCTAGGAGTAATCTAGGGTTAGTAATTGGTACTGATATTGCTGCCCAAACACACGCCACACAGCATCAAAGCGGTGGCTCGGATGCCATAAAACTAGATGACCTTGCTACCCCTGATGATAACACTGACCTAAATGCTTCAAGCACCAGACATGGGCTTTTGCCTAAACTACCCGGTGGCTCTACTAATTTTCTAAGAGAAGATGGTACTTGGGCTGCTCCCGGTGGCGGTGGTGGGTTGGGTTATGTTATTAACTTTCAAGCTCTGACTTCAAGCCCTGCTGATGGAGCTACTATATATATAGGCTTACAGCCAAGAGCACCAGTTACTACTGCTGGACAGCAAAAAATACGAATCCCTAAAACTGGAACTATCAAATATGCCTACATCTATTCTAGGGCTGGTACAGCTGGTACAAACCAGTCGTGGTCTGCTTATGTTAGATTAAATAACACTACCGATACACTTATTCAGACGCTCGCAGTCAGTACCAATGAGCGTATATGGGAAAACTCAGGTCTTAATATTTCTGTGGCGGCTGGAGACTATATAGAAATTAAGTTCGTGAATCCCACTTGGGCGACCAATCCAGCAACTTGGATACCGGGCGGATTTGTATATATAGAGTAAGGAGAAAACATGTCGACAGTCAACACAACCCCAAATATTTCACCCGGCATGGTGGTTCAGGTAGTTAGTTCTCTTACTACTGCTGTGGCTACTGGGACAACCGTTATTCCTCATGACGACTCGATCCCCCAGAATACCGAGGGTAATCAATTTATGACTTTAGCCATTACTCCCCAATCGGCGACTAATATTCTGGTTATTGAGGCCCTAGTTTATATGTCTAACTCGGTTGCTGGGCATTTGATAGCTGCTCTTTTCCAAGACACAACTGCTGGTGCTTTAGCTGTTGGTGACGTTTTTGAAGCCACGGCTACAGCCGAGGATATGGTGCCAGTTAGGCATACTATGGCTGCTGGTACGACCTCGGCAACTACCTTTAAGATACGGGCTGGCGGCAATAATGCTGGCACTACGACATTCAATGGCTTCTCAGCGGGCAGGGCTTTTGGTGCAATTACTAAATCTTCAATAGTTATCTGGGAATACAAAGCATAGCTCGACAAACTACCTGCTCGGACGCTGATGGAGGTGAGGGCATAATCTCAATGGGTTTATTATTCCCAAGGTAGAAATTACACCCCAAACCTGTTATAATGCTCTCTAGTAGCCCGCTTTGGCTCCCCGCCGAGGCGGTATTTTTATTTGGCAAGAAAATGACAGCGAAACCAACCACCACATATTTGGACACTACGAAAAACACGACTGGCTTTAGTACGGCAAGTCCTGAAATTACAGGGTACTTACTGAAACAGGACGGTGATTATCTATTGCAGCAGAACGGCGACAGGATAATCCTCAACACTGCGTCTGATGTCGTCAAGAAAGCCACTAGCTTTACAGCGACAGCCAAGAACACTACGGGATACATGGCAACGTAATGGCAGATTCAAGAATAGAAGGCTCCCCAGGCGGGTCATTAACCGAACTAACATCGCCAGCGGCGGATGACCGCTATGTTATTGATGATGATTCCGCCGATGCCACTAAGTACATCAAGCACGAGAACATCTTTAAGACTATCGCTGATGACAAGTTCACCCTTCAGGACAATTCTGATGCCAGTAAACAGTTACAGTTTCAGCTATCGGGCATCACTGCCAGCAACACCCGTGTTTTAACCGTCCCTGATTTCGACGGTACGATTGCGACGCTTACCGGAACGGAAACCTTGAGTGGCAAGACCCTTACGACACCGACGATCAATGGGGCCGTCATCGGAACAAGTTTGGATATGAACGGCACCGAACTAATCTTAGATGCCGACGCTGATACTTCATTAACTGCTGACACGGATGACCAGATAGACGTGAAATTAAATGGAGCCGATGATTTCAGGTTCGTAGCTAATACGTTTAGAGCCTTGTCTGGAAGTACCATCGAAACAGATACCCTTAATGAGACAACTTCGGCCAACGGAGTGAGTATTGACGGTATGACCATCAAAGACGGGTTAGTGGTTGGTGCCTCTGGCAAGGGTGTTGACAATGATAGCTTAAACACTGCCGCTGGAAAGCTAGGGGCGGCTTGGCAATCTTGGGTACCTTCAGTCACCCAATTAGGTAGCGTGATAGTCACCAATACGGCTTCTAAATATATACAGATTGGCAAGACCGTTATAGCTGTTTTGAACCTCACCGTAACCGGTTCTGGCACCGGCGCTAATAACATTATCATCACCTTGCCCGTAACCGCCGCCCGAACAGGTGAAGCCATAGGTGATGGTTACATAAACAATGTTGATGTCGCTGTTGTCTACAAGCTCACGGCTCAAGCCACCACTACTGGTTCATTCATAGGAATTTGGGGAACGGGTACCGGAGCGGCTGCTGGCAATGACCCTAACTTTTCTCTAGCTTCAGGCGATACTATAACTTTCAGCCTAATATATGAGGGTGCCTAGGGGGTTTAATTATGTTGACTTACCAAAATATCTATCAGGAAGCCCAAGAACAGCTAGGAGATACATCGGCCCCTACTAAAACAGTCATTGTCCAGGCACTGAATCAGGGCCAAAAAAAGTTCGCAGCCGTTATGCGTAGGGACTGGTATAACACCGAAAAAACATTTTCGTTAGTTGCTGACCAGCAGTATTACCGAATGCCCGAAGATTGTGTGCGGATGAAGGGACTACTGGTAACTATCGGCTCAACTATCTATCCCCTCGAGGAAATCGCCAATGAGGAACAGTGGCGGATACTGAATACTTCCACGACTACATCAGATCGTCCGAGGTTCTTCTTCGTACGAGGAGCCGATGAGTATGGTATCTGGCCGACACCTTCTTCCAGTTCAAGTAACGCCGGGAGGCTGATTTACCAACGGCGACAAAGGAATTTATCAACCGATAACTACACGACGGGAACTGTAACACTGACCAACGCCAGCGCCGCCGTAGTAGGTGATAGCACTACCTTCACCGCCCTAATGGTCAATCGCTATCTGAAAGCTGACGATCCAAGTGGTGACGGAGTGGCTTATAAAATCGCTTCCTTTACCTCGACTACTTCTATCGCTTTAGATAACACTTACGGTGGCACTACCGCCTCCGGACTGAGTTATGTAATAGGTGAAGCCCCCGACATTCCAGAGGAGTACCACGAATCTCTAGTGGATTATGCACTTTACAGGTGTTATCTGAGGCGCAGGGATGTCAACACGGCCAAAGAACTGAAGTCGCTATTCGACGAATCCCTGAGTAATTGCAAAGAACAATACGGCTCAAAAACCACCTCAAATTACACGAGAGCTAGAAAACACCGTTATCCAAGTATCTTCAACAGTGAGCCGGGGGAAGTTACCTAGTGAAAAGGGTTAAGTTAAATAAGGATAGGTTTGCACTCGTGGATGATGCCGACTACCCCTTAGTCGCTCAACATAAGTGGTACTATGCTCCAAATCAGTGGGGCGGTTATGCATACTGTCGAATCAAGGGTAAAACTAAATACTTACACCGACTACTACTAGATGCCCCCAAGGGTATAGAAGTAGACCACAGAAACCACGACACGCTAGATAATCGTAGGAGTAATTTACGACTAGCGACACCGAGCCAAAATAGAACTAATAGTCGTTTACGAAGCGACAACACTACTGGCTATAAGGGAGTTCATTACTACAAAAAGAGTAGGAACTGGGTTGCCGCTATACACCTTCCCGGGCATCGCAAAGTACATCTCGGTTGTTTTAACAATCCAGTTTCGGCTGCCTATGCGTACAACGAAGCTGCCATTGAGCACTTTGGCGAATTTGCTTATCTAAACAAAATAAAGGCCGTCTAATGGGTAAATATACATTAGTCATGGCTCGCCACGCTGGCGG